AATTTCAAGTAAAACTGTTAATGGTTTTAATGTTGCATTTAAAAATAGTGCAAGTTCAGGAGTTAGCAAAACTTTTGATTACTTAGCTAAAGGATATTAGATAGAATATGGCACAACACGATTATAACATAGCAAATCAAGGATTCAGTTCTTTTAGATCTGATCTTAACAACGCACTATCAGCAGTTCAAACAACAAATTCAGGAACATCAAGACCAACAGGTGCAGTAGCTGGTCAGCTTTGGTTAGACACAACAACTGCAACTTCTCCAACTTTAAAATATTATGATGGTGCTGATGATATATCTTTAGCAACTATTGACCATACAGCTAACACAGTAAACTGGTTAGATTCAACAGTATCAATTACTGGACTAACTACTACTGCAACAGGAACAGTTTTAACACTTACAGATTCAGCAAATACAACAACAGTAAATTTAATTTTAGACAATCAAAAAGAAATTCGTTTTAGAGAAACAACAGCTAATGGAACAAACTATGTAGCATTAAAAGCACCAGCTTCTTTATCTGCTGATTTAACATTTACATTACCTACTGCTGATGGAACAAATGGACAAGCATTAATTACAAATGGTTCAGGAGTTCTTTCATTCACAACAATATCTGCTGGAACATCTTGGCAATCAGTTAAAACAAGTGGATTTACTGCTGTATCTGGAGAAGGTTATCCTTGCAACACAACTTCATCTGCATTTACAGTAATACTTCCTGCTTCTCCATCTGTTGGTTCTTATGTTCAGATAGTAGATTACGCAGGAACTTTTGATACTAATGCTTTAACAATTAATCCTAATTCAAATAAACTAGAAGGTGGAACTGGTAATTTACAATTAACAGGAGATAGAGAAGGAGTAACATTAGTTTATATAGATTCAACACAAGGTTGGTTGGCTACATCAGGAATTCAAGAAGGAACAGATTCTTTATCATCACCACCTTATTCAATAGATTTTTTAGTAATAGCTGGAGGTGCTGGAGGAGGTGGAGGTGGAAGTCATGGTGGTGGAGGTGGTGCTGGAGGTTATAGAACATCTACACAAACAGTAAATAATGGAGTAGCAATTACAGTAACAATTGGTGATGGTGGTGCTGGTACAACAAATGGTTCAGATTCTTCAATATCTGGTTCAGGATTAACAACAATAACATCTACTGGTGGAGGTAAAGGTGGAACTCAAGTTGGATCTCAATTTACTGGTGGTTCAGGTGGTTCTGGAGGAGGAGGTGCTGACTCAGCATCAGGAGGTGCTTCTCCTGGTGGTTCTGGTAATACTCCATCTACATCTCCATCACAAGGCAACAATGGAGGAAGCTCATTACATTCTGGACCAAATTATGGTTGTGGAGGAGGTGGTGGTGCTAGTGCAAATGGTACAAATGGAACATCTACAACAGGTGGAAATGGTGGAAATGGAACAGCATCTTCTATAACAGGTTCTTCAGTAACTTACGCAGGTGGAGGTGGAGGTAATGTATATAGTACTGGAACTGCTGGTTCTGGTGGAACTGGTGGTGGTGGTTCTTCTGGACCAAGTACTCCTGGTGCTGGTTCTCCTGGTTCAGCAGGAACAGCAAATACAGGAGGAGGAGGAGGAGGAGGAGGAACTGCTGGTGCAGGTGGAAAAGGAGTTGTTATATTAAGTGTACCAACTGCAAGTTATTCATCTACTACAACAGGTTCGCCAACAGTTACAACATCTGGTAGTAATACAATTTTAAAATTTACAGGTTCGGGGAGTTACACAGCATAATGGCATCATTCGCAAAAATAGGATTAAATTCAAAAGTAATAGAAGTTCTTTCAGTTAATAATGAAGTTCTGAAAGATTCAAATGGAGTTGAGCAAGAAGTTAATGGAATTGATTTTTTAACTAAACTTACTGGTTGGGCTATTTGGAAACAAACATCTTACAATACTCATGGTGGAGTTCATAATAATAATGGAACACCTTTAAGAAAAAATCATGCTGGTATTGGTATGACTTATGATGAAGATAGAGATGCTTTTATTCCTAAAAAACCTTTTAACTCTTGGATATTAAACGAAGATACTTGTCTTTGGAATGCACCAGTTGTTTATCCTACTGATGGAGAGTTATATACTTGGAATGAATCAACATTGACTTGGGATATAGTAGAAGTATAGTATTTTAAAAAACGAAAGGAAGGAAAGTGGAAGCAACTATTAATGGGATATTCCCAACACCAGTTTACATTTCAAAATTAGATAGAGAATTAACATCAAAAGAATTATCATTTATTTATAAAACTAAATTAGATGTTTATAATAATGAAGGAAACAAAACTTCAAATAATAATTACATACTTAACAGTAAAGAGTTTAAAACTCTAAAAGACGAATTGGATTTAAAAGTACAAGATTATTTTGATAAAGTTATTTCACCAGCTAATAACATCACACCTTATATTACTCAATCTTGGCTAAACTATACTGAAAAAAATCAATATCATCATAAACACCAACACCCTAATTCATTAGTATCAGGGGTTTTCTATATTAACTGCCATGAAGAATATGATAAGATTAAATTCTTTAATGATAATTACAAAACAATTAAACCAGAAGTAAAAGATTGGAATATGTGGAACTCAGAATCTTGGTGGTTTTCTGTTAAGACTAGTGATGTAATACTATTCCCTTCTTCATTAACTCACATGGTAGAAACTAAGCAAGGAGACAATACTAGAATTAGTTTAGCTTTTAATGTTTTTATAAAAGGAACTGTTGGTAAAAATAAATCTTTAACTGAACTTATTTTATGATTATAGATATTTTTAAAACATCTATTTACAAAACATCATTACAAAATGAAGAATATATAAATTACTTTATTGATTTATTAAACAACCAAAGAAAATTAAGCAATAGTAATTCAGTAAGTAATATTGGTGGTTTTCAAAGTCAATCATTAAACACTATTAATCAAAACATAAAAGAAAATTTATTTATTAAACCTGCATTAGAATACATAAAACAATTTAACAAAAACTATAAAATTGAATTATCTAATTTTTGGATAAACTGTAATAATAAAAATGATTATAATTTATTACATAGCCACTCAGACTGCAATATATCAGGTGTCTATTATATTAAAGCACCAGAAAACTCAGGAAGAATAGTATTTCAAAATGGTGATTTAGCAAAGATGAATAGTAAAAATCAATATTGTTTTGATGATGCTAATTTTTATTCAAGATATTTTTTTTCAGTTAAACAATATGATTTGATTTTATTTTCATCAGATACTTTTCATTATGTTGAACCAAACAGATCAAGTGATGAAAGAATAAGTGTAGCATTTAATTTGTATTTAAAATAATTTATGACAGTAAGAAAGCTATCCATTGGAACAACTATAAAAAGATACACAAACGAAAATGGATTTTCTTGGGGAATTAACACAGTAATGAAATCTTTAGCACCTGATGTTAGTTATGATTTAACATCTGCTGGAGGAACATTTATTATAGATAGATGGGATTCGCCTTTACCACAACCAACATCACAAGAAATAAGAGACGAATATATTAGACAACAAACTATTGCAGAATGTGTAGAATACTTTAATAATGTTAAATGATATATTTTATATTAGGATTAATACTTGGCTTATACGCAGAATGGAAGTGGGAGATCGCTAAGTACATTATTGCATCAATTAAAGAACATTTAAACATCAAATAGTCTTGAACTTCGTATGTTGCAACATTATATGTTGTCAATAACAAACGGAGATAACAATGCTAAACTATTCAGACTTTAAGAACTATTGGTCTAAATTCTACGCAGATGCCTTTGAAGATGCTAAAACATTTTGGAAAGACTATGCAGATTCAGTAGAAAAATTGTATAAAAAATAACTTTATCTTTAGATAGGTATTTGATAAACAACTTATAGTTGGAAGGCATAAATATTATGCCAAAACATATCATATACCTATTTATAGGATTCATTTTAACTCTTAGCTTCTCAGCTAGTTCGCAGACTACACAGAACAATACATCAGGTTCTAACACTTCAATAGCTGGTGGTTATACTTCTTCTTCATCATCAACTTACGAGTCTGGTTCTTCTGTAAACACCACAACTAATTCTACTAACAACGCATACTCAGGTGACACAAGAGTTGCTTCTATGGCTACTGCACCTTCTATGTCTGCTTATTCACAAGACTTATGTGTAGTTGGTTACTCAGGTGGAGTATCTACATTTGGAGTTGGTATATCTGGTGGCAGTTATAATAAAGATGAAAATTGCGAAAGAATTAAACTATCTAAAGTATTAAATGATCTGGGAATGAAAGTAGCTTCTGTTTCTATTTTATGCCAAGACCCAAGAGTATTTCATGCTATGGAGAACTCAGGAACACCATGTCCATTTGAAGGTAAGATTGGTGCTGACGCAACTGCACAATGGTTAAAATACGATAAGCTTAGACCAGATTATAATTTATACGTTGAGAAATTAAGAATCATAGAAGATAAGAAAAAAGAAGATGAAGC